CGCCGTGGCTGCGAACGCGAGGCCCTTGGGCATGGCAGCGGAATCCGCTCTCTAGCTTGGTGAGCCGCAGGGCTGTGGATGTCCACTGCGATCCCAGACGGACGCGAGCTTCACGCTCCACGATGCGGGCGACATATTCGCGATCCTTTGGAACGTAGGTCTTGGGAAGCGTGCCAAATGGAGAGCGTGTTTCATTGACGAGCGGCCCAGTCCAATTGCGGGACTGATCGCGGGCGAAGAACTCCGCTGCGTTCATGTCTGCGAGGGCCGGTGTTGATAGGACCAACGCGGCTGCGATGATTGTCTTTTTCATCTCTCTATTCCCACTTCTTTCTCTGCAATCTCTACACACATAGCCAGACATGCCCACAGCTTTGCTTCTCTTTCTGTCTTGGGCGCATCAATGTCCTCATGTTCAATCTCAGCTATTTTGAGCAGCGCGGCTTGCGCTGACTTCGCCAAAGGAAACAAGATTTCAAGCTGAGTGCGGCATTCAGAAAGCAGCGTTTCTGGCTGAAGCTCGTGGAATGTCCTGCCGGTCGGCGGCGGCATGGATTTGAGATATGCGTCAATACGGCTACACAACTCATTCATCTTTCTTCTCCTCTAGTGCAGCGCGAATTGATGTATCATCTGGCCCGCCCATCGCAGTCTCATACGCGGCGAGAGCGTCGTACAACTCTTGTTCGCTTTTAGTCATCATCGAATATACCTCTGGGGCAAACATCGACATGTTTACGCGGAACGGTTTACTCGGAACATCGAACATATGCGACTGCCATTGGTAGGCCAGATACCAATAGGCCTCCTGCACAACCTTACGCGCCGCCTTCAATTCACGGTTTTTGATATCAAGGATTACTTTCAGCCTGTCGTTCTCGTCAACAAGCTCTTCGTAAAAATCAGTCATCTTTCTTCTCCTCTAGTGCAGCGGGTGGCATGAAGGCCACAGCGCCTTTAATTGATAAGCTTTCTGCAAACGTAAAACTGGCAATCTTTGTGACTTCCATTTCACCATGACACTGTGCGATGTAAATCATCGTGTCCGTCACTGGGTCATGCGATGCAGACAAACTTTCAATTGGCTTATGGCACTTTCCGCACATGACGGTGAGATCATCCATCTTTCTTCTCCCCTAGTGCAGTGCGGGCAGTGTCTGCCATTTCCATTACCAAGCGCAGCAAGTATCCTTCTGCCGCAGTCATTGGCTGGGGTATGCCTTCTGACCCCGCATAGACTTCGTAGATTTCCCGCAATGCAGCCTCCAACGCCTCAATGCGGTCTGCGGCTTGTTCTGCCGTTGTGTAATCATTTGTTCCATCTTCAAAAGCTAGATAGCAGGAGTCACGAAGTCGCTTTACAATGACACATTCAGCAATACCTTCCTTGACCGCTTTTTCATAAAAATCATCAACTATGACGCAATCTATCGATGATCCAGAAAGTCCTTCCTTCAGCATCATTTTGGTCGTCACTGACCCATTAGACGACAACCGCTTTATAATGTCCTTTTGCCAGTTTGGGAGTGTCCTCCCAAAAACTGTTTCGCAAAAGTATTCCCAGTCATCAGACATTCTTTTCAAGTCAGTCATCTTTCTTCTCCCCTAGTGCAGCGCGGGACTTTTTTGTTTTTGGCTTAGGTGCTGGTTCATCAAAGACGCCACCTTCTGCCAGCGCCTTCATTGCAATATCTCCAAGACTTTCCGTGACTGCCCAACAATCATTACGGGTCATAGCCATTGTTGTGCCTTCAATGCCAAGAAAATCATCAAGACCAAGATTTTTTACCATGCGGCGGCGATGAGCCTTAAACAAAATTTGCCGCAGAGCTTGTTCGTAAAGTTGTTCATTGCTCATCTTTTTTCTCCATCGCAGCGCGGGCAAATTCCCGAATGTCATCAATTGTTTGGCGCGGCTGTGTCACGCTGATTGGATACCATGCGTAAATGTGGCCTAGAGCCGCCTCCAACGCCTCGATGCGGTCGGCGGCTTCTGCGCATCGCGCCATCCCAACGACACGCATCTCAACAGCAACTTCACGCAGCCACTTCACAAGATCATCGCTCACGCCATCCTCGATATAATGAACGCCACCGCCGCAATGATTGCGATCAGTGTGACGATGGCGCAGCCGGTGTCGTTATTCTGCGTCATTGTTTTTTAATTTTTTTTGCCGCCGTCGCCGGAGCCGTCGCCGTCGCCGCAGCCGGAGCCGTAGCCGTAGCCGGAGCCGTAGCCGGAGCCGGAGCCGGAGCCGGAGCCGTCGCCGGAGCCGTAGCCGTAGCCGTAGCCGTAGCCGTCGCCGGAGCCGGGGCCGTAGCCGTAGCCGTCGCCGCAGCCGGAGCCGGAGCCGTAGCCGGAGCCGTAGCCGGAGCCAGAGCCGGAGCCGCCGCCGTAGCTGGAGCCATAGCCGTAGCCGGAGCCGGAGCCGTAGCCGTCGCCGGAGCTATCTTTAGCAGGATCGTATTCAGTGAAGCGGATCACGCCCATTTCACACTCTTAATGCTGCTGACGCATTCGGGGGTGCAATCAATGATGGCGCACGCGCCAATGACGATGCAGCGCGATACGGGGCCTGAGAATTTGCTTTCGCTCGCTTTCACGCCATGCGTAGCGCAATCGAGAAGCGTGCCTCCCTTCGCGGCCTTCCAAGACCACATTTGGCGCGCATCGCGAAGATGCACTTCGCTGCCTTGATAGCCCAGCAAATATCCAAACTGCACGCCCGCATCTCGCGAGCGTACAATAACCGGGCGCTCATCGCCGTTTGTGAAGGTTGGTTTAGCGTCAATTATTGGCTTTGCGCCAAACATCGCCGCGATCTGTTTCAACTCACCGAAAGTCAGATTGTCTATGCTCATCGGAATCTTCCTCACTTCCCAGAGGTTTCTGCATTGCGATCATAGTAGTCAGGCGCAAGGCGAGTAGCCATGACTTTGATGTCGTCCTCGACGGCCACGGCGATGGAGCCGTTCTGCTGCGCGAACTGCGCGCCGAAGGCCAGATAGTTGATGCCGTCCACGTAGTGATCGGCCTTCGTGCGGCTCTCCTGCAAACGCGCCAGCTTGTTGGCGTGCAGGATCATGGCAACATCGTATTTCGAGATCGGCTTGTTCAGAATGATCGACGCGAGATCTGCACTGCGTTGGAAGCAGGCATCCTCTGGGCCGTACTCTTTGCCGCGTTCTGTGATAACGCCAGCGGCTTCCTTCAAGACTTCACGATGATTCATTTTTATCTCCTAACGGTAGTGTTATACTTGCGGATTGTGGACGCTTCTACATTTTCGGGAACATGAACCTGAACTTTGCCGACATGGTGAGTATTCAAGATAATGTTGCCCTTATCAATCCAGACCAGATCACCATCTAGTGTCGAACCGTCCTTGTAGAACTGTCGCACCAAAATGAAATCTTGTCCAGAGAGAATTTCTAACATCTCTTCAAGGCTATTGGCATTGTAGTCGCCAAATATCTGATGAATCATAGAGCCTTTTGCAGAAGGCATGTGCATGGTAAATATAAACCTCACTCTTCTCTCCTTACGACTGTGCCGTCCATCTTCTTTTTCCATTTGGAACGTCTCCCACCGGGTAACGGATTCCGACTTTGATACGCTCCAATATGACGCTGGTGTATTCTCTTTACTCTCGCTATCAGCGGAACATCAACAGTAGCTGTATGAACGCGATGACATTTACGATGAGCAGGAAGCCAGTTGCTATCGTCATCGCTGCCTCCTGCCTCAAGTGGTATTTCATGGCTAACGTCCCATTCTTGTCCCGGCGCTATTTTCAATAGGCACATATGACATACGCCGTTGTGTTTCATAAAAATATCGGCTCGCATTTTTTTGGTGATGCGAACTCGCTTCATTGGATTGTACCCCTTTCTTCATTGGTTGCTATATGCATCATAACACCTAGAGCAAAGCTCGCTAAAGCATCAGATCTATCTTCTTCAGGTAGCATTTCGACAATTTGCGCAACACAACGCAACATCGCGTTTATTGCTATTATTGCAGGCTTGCCATTTATTAAATCAACAATTTGCCTTTCGAGATTGCAAATTTGCTCAATGAAAACTTCTTTGTCTTCATCGCTCAAATCATCAATCTTTGATATGAATACCTCGCCATTCATATCTAACTCCAGTCTGTTTTCCATTTGCGCAGTTTGTCTTGATCAAGGGCGTATCCTGTCCCATGGCCAAGATCTCTTAGGTTTTCTTCTCTGTACAATTCAGCATGCAAGGCAAAACCCGGAAACGTGACTTCTGTGCCGTTGATGATTGCCAGCACAAATATGTCTATGTCTGGGTTTACCTTGGTTGTTGCCAGCAGCCTTCCGTTCTGGTGGCGCGTTGTTTTTATGTCGATACGGTAGCCTTTGTATAGACAATCATAGCCTCCTGATCGCGGTGATGGAACAAGATCCATGAATATGTTTTTCTCTTTACAGAAAGCATATTCACCAATCACGCCATCTTCATCAACATTGATGCCTGACAAAGATGCCATTTTCTTGTCTTCGACATTGTTAGATCTTGAGACAATACTGCGCATGTTTCCTATCATGCAGCATGTCGCAATCTCCGTGTTTGACAGTTTAACTACGAATGTCACAGCCGCATTTCCGCTCTTCTGGTAGCTTCAGCAGATTGCCATTCGCTGAACTTCATGCGAATGTATTCTAACTGAACTTTCAACAAAGAAGCATGTTCTCTTGCCTTCACCAT